CCTAGGTCGTGCAACCTATTTTGTCTTGGTTCTATTTCGTCGCGTAACGCCATTGTCGTGATCCTCCAGGTGGTTGTCAATCTTGTGTTCCACCCTAGTAAGTATCTTGCGAACGTTTGCGTGATCGTCAGCATTTTCTTTGCGTGCACGCTCAATAAGTACCGCTGGTAGGACAGCTGCGCAGATGATGGCAATACCGCTAATTAGCGCTACGTAAATCTCTGTTGGCATGCAGGCTCACAAACTGCTGCACTTTCAAGGGTACCTTATCCCCTGTGTAGTACCTGATGTGCCAAGGCTCTGATTGCAGCTCCCAACAGAAGCCGTACCAATCAGCGTTAGCGAGCATCCATTTCAGTCGATCACCGCTGGCCTCACTGACATCAACAGCCAGCCCAAGGTTGTGCATGGATGTGCCGGGTGTTGCCATCGGTGCCATGCCCGGCTTTAGGTAATACTTTTGGCCTTTGTACGTGCGCACAGACGTAGTGGGGATAGGTGCTGTGGTGTATCGGGCCATAAAGCCTCGCTCCTGCGTCTCCAAACTCCTATACGTGTCTGCCACGCTCGTGGGCTTGAACGGCCTAATGCCATCTGCGTGTGCAGCTCTACGCATAGCCTCCCACGCTTGAGCAGCCAACGGATGTAGTTGCCCATAGGGCCGAATTGTTTTGAGCAAGTAGGCAGGCAATCGGCCCGGTTGCACGCCTCGAAGGTCAGCAGGTAGTACGACTGGCTTGACCGGGTATTTCACTTGCGTCCGTACCGCGTGTCTTTAGTGTTTGCCCAAGCGTAGATCATTGGCAGGACTGCTGCTATCCCTGCCTTTAGCGCGTTTTCTACGTTGTAGTTGCTTGTGATAAGCACGGCGGCGCTTCCAGCGACGAAAGCTTTCAACCAATCTTCGAGCATAGATGTCACCTTGGGAGACACGCATTACTCCTCGTCAGGTGATGGTGACGGTGGCGGTGGCGGTGGCACAATTACCACACCGTCAACCACTTCCCAGCCGATAGCAGCTGGGTGTGTTTCGTCGTATTCAATGTAATGCGCTGGGTCGGTGTTGACCCAATCGGGTGCTACGACTTCTACGTTGACTACCACGCCTTTGGTGGTGTCGGGTTCAACGATTGCTACTGTGCGTTCGGTCATACTTGGTACTCGATCCAAACGTAACCTGAGCCACCCGCGGCTCCCGACGTGCCTGCTGTGCCACCGGCACCTACTGTAACCGTAATGCTTGCGCCCGGTGTCACCGTTGCACCTGCAACGACATAAGAACCCCAACCGCCTGACGCTTGCAATACGGTTCTTTCTGACGCAAGGCCGGGTGCGCCGCTATTTGGTGCGCCGGTTACGAACTCAGTATGGTTAGCGTTATTGCCGTTTGTGTAGGCTCCGCCGCCGTCTGCCGTAATTGTGCCACTTGCAAACGCCACAGAACTATTGCCACCAGCACCACCACCAGTACGCGACGCCGAACCACCACCGCCACGAATGTTCGCAATTGCGTAAGTAACTCCGGCTGGAACAGTCCACGTACCCGAAGCAGTAAAAGCAGCTACGTTAGTCACGCTTCCAAGGTTAGCCCACGAAGTGCCATTGTAGAACTGCACCTTGTCAGTGGACTCCAAATAACACAACTGGCCTTCCGCCAAAGTCTTTTCACCAGTACCACCAAAGCCAGCGTCACGCGCTGTGGTATCAGCAAACACTGGCACACCAGTTCGAGCGCTTTCATTCATTTGCGCGGCAGTCAAAACCTGCCCGGTAGTAAATGTTGGAACGGATGTCTGTGCGTTAGCGCCCATGGTTACCTCATCCTAATACGTTCAAAGAGTCAAGTAGTCCGTACACGGCATCATCCAAAACGAGCTGATACACGATGGTTGTCGGGCTGGTGTAAAACGTGATGCTATGCCCACGATTAAAGTCAATCACGCCTTGAATGCCCTCAACTGCTAGCTCCTCGCCAAGCTGCGTGCCAAGACCGGGAATGGTCTTTTCAATGCTGATGGTGTCACCGATGTCCACTGTGCTGATTGCGTCACGCTGCACGTTGGTCAGTGATCCGAACCATGTGGTGATGCTGGTGTAGCGCGGCTCTGGGTCAGGCTTGAGCAGATAAGCAGCGAGCGCGTCAATTTCGCTTTGTGTATGCAGCAGGCTGTTGGTAATTGAAACCGATTGCGTGAAGTAAGTGGCGATGCTGCCAGCGTCAGAGTCTGTTGCATCCTTGTTATCGAGCGCTCGGACGTAGGCACGATTGACCACGTTGTCGGCATCAAACTCAACCGACAAATCTTGATAGTTCAGCCCGGTGCCATCATCGTTGAAGCTCACTATCGGGGCGCTGAGCGTCGTGCCGATTCGTGGCTGAAACGTCAATACGCCAGTCCGGTCAATAAACAGCCTGCCTTGCTCGGCTTGATTGATTTGATTCAAGTAGGCCAGTGTGTTGGTGCCTGCCGTGACCGTATAGGCCGGGGCGTGCCCTAGGTTAACCGTTCCCGTGTCAATGGCTGTCGTACCCCCATAGGACACTTCTGGAAGCGCCAAAGCGCTTGTAATGCGCTCTCCTGACGTTTCAGCCGTGACGTTCCATTGATCAAGCTGGGTTTGAGCCAAAAGGTAAAAGTCATCGGCACAAAGCACCGTCACCGTGTTGGGGCCAGCCATGGCAAAGCCGTACTCGTAGGAAGTGACATAGCCGACGAACAGATACTCGCTGTCACGCGATAGGCGTACTTTGCGTAATGGCGCGAGTCCAGGCTGATTGTTGTCTGGGTCGTAATAGGGGCTGCTGGTGTCATACGGCCCGAGGATGCCTGTCTCGTCACGCATCACAAACTGCAACGTGCCAGCACCGAACTGGTAATCCGTTTTGCGGCGCCCTCGCGTGTAACTAACACCAGTCGTGAACTCGGTAATGTCGGCATACGTGGTCGTACCATCAAGCACGTCTAAGCCGTTGAGTTCTGATGAGTCCAAACGGAATGCATCAACTTGGAAGCCTGTGTCAAGCTCGAGCAGGTAGTTGCCTGATTGAACTACTGATGCAGCCACATCACACCGCGATCTGCAGCTCTAACGGCCCGGACACGCGCGTGTAATCGGTGAGCGCATCCACAATGGTTTGCCCAAGGCTGGCTTCTGCGACAGCTGCATTGACCGTGATGTTGTACACGTTTTGCTTCGGTGCATACGCGGCGTCCAGCATGGCTGGTACTTCGTAGTAGCGGCTCTTGGGGTCATACACCGAAGGGTCAAACGGTTGCACGGTCATTTGACCGCCACCGCCACCGCGACTGCCACCGCCACCGCCACCCGATGGTGCAGGCAACGTCACCGGGGCAATAGCCGGGATGCTTGGTACTTGAATCATGCGCTCCACTCGATCAGGGCCAGCAGCCGTACCAGCAGCACCGCTAGCAGTGCCACCGCTACTAATGTTGAACCGTGGCAGGTTGATGTCACCGAGTTCCCCGATGTTGACACCGGGCAACAGGTTCAAGCCTTTGATGACGAGATTTATCATGCTGACGTAGGTGTTGGCGATGCTCTCAAAAATGCCGATGATGAAATTGCCCATGGTGGCAAATGCGTTCTTGACACTGCCAGTCTTAGCGACCAGCACACCAAAGCCAGCCACCAACAGCGCCACAGCCGTAACGACCAGGCCGATTGGATTGGCAGCCATCGCGAGGTTCAACGCCAACTGCGTCACCGTAATGACCTTCATTACTGCGTTTAATGCCAGAATCGCTCCGGCAAGGGAGCCGACCACAGCCATGACCGCTAGCACTTTGTCAGTGTTGTTTTGTACGTACACAGCGAACTTTTGCAGTACTGGAAGCAGGCGCTCGAGGATGGGCAGGAATGCTGCACCAATAGATTCCTTCGTTTCGCCAATGGTCAGCGATAGCCGTTTCATTTGACCTTCAGCGCTGTTGGCAGCCACAGCTGCTGATCCGCCGACCGTACCAGCCACAGCCGCAAATACCTCATCCAGTGACGCGCCTTCTTTGATAAGGCTTCGTACCGAAGGCAGCAACGTGCCTAGCGCTTTAGTGTTGCCACCGTACGCCTTAGCAATGGCATCTGTAGCCGTGCCCAAATCAACGCCAGTGGCCGCTGCAATGTCAAGGGCCAGCGTGAGGCCATCCTGTGCCGAAGTCATTTCTCCGGTCACCTGGACAAGCGAGGCGAGGGCTGGGCGTAGCTCATCGTCAGCCACAGCCGCCGACATCATCGTGGACTCAATAAACGCCTCAGCGACC